CTGGTGGTAATGGTTACACTAGTGCTCCAACAGTCACAATCGACTACTCACCCAAAGACAATAGAGCAGAAGTCAAGTCTTGGAATGCCTCTACAAGAGAGCTCCAAGTCATCAACAGAACAGGAACATTCAATACTGCCGAAGTGATTACTGGTCTTTCTTCTGGTGCTAAGTGGAGTCCTGAGTCTTATAACACTCTAAATAATGTTAACACTGCCGATACAATCGATCAGAATTACTCCTTTGAGACTGAGGATGACGATATTATCGACTTCACCGAAGGTAATCCTTTCGGTAGCATTGGGTCCACTACTGACACTACAATCTGATGTTAGGCACATATTCATATCACGAGATTTTTAGAAAGACAGTTGTAGCATTTGGTACACTGTTTAATAATATTGAAATACGTCGTACTGATGAGGTCATGAAAGTACCTCTTGCTTATGGTCCGAAGCAAAAGTTTTTGGCACGTCTTGACCAAAATCCAGACCCTACTAATAAGAGGGTTCAGATTACTCTACCTAGGATTTCGTTTGAAATTAATGGAATCTCATACGATTCTTCTAGAAAAGTATCACCAACTCAGAAAGTTAAAATTGTAAAGGACACGGACGAAAATAAAAACGTTTATATGCCCGTGCCATATAATCTATCTTTTGAGTTAGCAATTATATCAAAAACTCAAGAGGATGGTTTAGAAATACTTGAGCAGATTCTTCCATACTTCCAACCTCATTATAATCTTCCCATTAAGTTGGTTCCAGATGTAAATGAAACTAGAGATGTACCTGTAGTTTTGTCAAGTGTTGACTATCAAGATGATTATGAAGGTGACTTTTCTAGTCGTAGAGCAATTATCTATACTTTACAATTTACTGTAAAAACATATCTGTACGGTCCTGTTACCGATAGCAAGGTTATCAAAAAAGTTATCACTGATATGTACACCGAAGTTAATACGTCTACAGCACCCAGACAGGTTCGTTATACAATTCAACCCGATCCTATTACTGCAGATGCTGATGATGACTTTGGATTTGGTATTGTCGATGAAGACTTTACGGATAATAAGAAACGTAATCCAGTAAGCGGAGCTGACGAGGTAATTTAGTATGGGAACATTTGATGGTTTAAATGATGCGTTTGGTACTGAACCTTCTGAAATTCAAAAGATTGAGAGTGACAAACCATCTTTAAAAAAATCTGAAACTGAAGACGTAAGGCAGGATTACGAAACAACTCGTGCTCAACTACATAACTTAGTTATGAAGGGACAGGAAGCTGTAGATGGCATACTTGATGTGGCACGAGCGTCAGATCATCCTCGTGCTTATGAAGTGGCAGGTCAACTTATTAAAAATGTCGGAGATGTAGCAGACAAACTCATCGACCTACAAAAGAAAATGAAAGATTTGGATGCAGAAGAAAAGAAATCTGGACCGTCTACTGTTAATAACACGATGTTTATTGGCAGTACTGCGGACCTCCAAAAAATGCTGAAACAACAAAAGGAGATAAATAAAACAGAAGAATCTTAAGTTGTGCTAAAATGACTGTCCTTAATGTATTGAGTACTAACGCTATTGCAGGCGGTGGTACAGAGTACCAAGTTGTTCAAAGTGGTATCTATCGTATCGTTTGTACTGCAGCAAATCAAACGGTTAGTATTAACGATGGTCCTGCTATTACTTTGATTCAAAACCAACCTTTGATTGTTAAGGGTGGTAAATCTGGTCAGGCAACCGTTGTAAAGGCAACTGATTCTGCAACCGCAGTTTATACCCTAGGACATCATTTGAATGAGTTTAGTAATACTCATCCATTTTCTGTTGGGGACTATATTGCTGTAGAAGACGATAGTACTTCTCCCGCTATCAATTCAAACTTCTTATCTGCTGGTACTATTGGTAAGAAAGTTACTGCTGTTACCGCGAATAGCATTACAACAGACATTGATGCTTCTAGTGCTCCTGCAGATTATACTTATGCTTATAGCGGCAACCAAGCACTTGTAAAACGTTGCGTTAAGTTTGTCGTTGGTGCAACTAATGCTATTACCGTTGAGGAAGTACAAGTAGTAGGCGGTTGATATGGCTGGCGGATTTCAGTCTGATATTCCACCTGCTGTAAATCAAACCGCTAAGAAGTACATTAGGGGTATGATGAAAGGCAGACATCGGTGGAACAAACTGTATGGAAGTCGTTCCAAAGAGGTAATGCACAAGACTGCCAATAAAATGGCAATGGGAGAAATGCAAAAGATGCCCCCTACTTACAATGAGATTTTCGGAGAAGCGAACAAGAGTGGTGATTCTTCTTTGCGTGACTGGTTTAGCAAGAGTCGCTCTTCTGATGGCACCCCTGGTTGGGTTCAACTGGGTGGCAAATATGCAGGAAAACCCTGTGCAAAGCAACCAGGACAAACAACCAAACCAAAGTGCGGTTCTTCAAAAATGAAGCGAGCACTAAATAGTGACGAAGAGGAAAAGGCATTCCGTAGAAAGAATGCTGAAGACCCAAATCCAGATAGACGAGGCAAAGCGAAAAACGTGGCAACTGAAGAAACTATCAGAGAGGCAGGCGATTACTGGCATCCAGACCCTGACAAAGACCGCCAAATCAGCGGTCAAGGTAATAAGGCTCGTGCTCGTGAAGATAGAGCAAGCAGGTCTTCATCGTCTTCATCGAAACCCGACCCCAAGAAACTGCGTCCTGGTGAGTCTTATATGGACTATGCCAAGCGTCAGGGTAAGAAATCTACATCTGCACCTAAACCCAAAGAGCGTAAGCGTGACAAGATTGGTCGTGCAATCGGTCGTGTAGTTGACAGAGTTGCTGGTATCAAAAGCGAGGCACGCGATCCTTATGCTATTGGTATGGCACAGGCAATGAAGTCTACTGGCGATACTCCTCCTCTTGAAAAGTCTACTATCAAGAAAGCACATAAGATTGCTAAGGCAATCAAGAAAGAAGAGAAGGACCATGAAGTATCAATGGCACAGTCTCAACTGAGCAGTGTTGAGAAAGATGTCAAGGCACTGAAAAAGAAACTTGGTAAAAAGGAAAAGAATCTTCCTGCATGGATGCAAGCAAAAATTACTGATACTGAGCATAACATGGATGCTGCTGCGGGTTATGCAACTAAAGAAGAGTTTGAACTGGAAGAAGGCAGAGCAACTGATGTTGCAATCAATATGATTCGCAAGACTCAGGGTGATAATCCTAAGTATTTGAGCAAGCGTTCTGAGATGATTCGTCGTCTGAAGCAAAGACAACTCGATAAGTATCTCAAGCAAAGAGATGCTAAGAAGCAGAATGAAGAACTTGAATGGTTGACTGAAGAGCAGTTTGATGAAGCAGCAGGCGAAAAAGATGCTTGCTATAAGAAAGTCAAAGCACGCTATAAGGTTTGGCCAAGTGCATATGCATCTGGTGCTCTCGTTAAGTGCCGTAAAGTTGGTGCTGCAAACTGGGGTAACAAATCTGAAGAAGTATCTTTCCAACAGTTTCAAGAGAAGTGCTGGAAAGGATACAAGCAAGTTGGTATGAAAAAGAAGGGTGACAAAATGGTCCCCAACTGTGTCCCTGAGGAGGTACAAAATGAAGGAGCAGCCTGGACAAAAAAAGCAGGACAAAATAGCGAAGGAGGACTCAACGAAAGAGGACGCAGGTCCTATGAGGCTGAGAATCCAGGAAGCGATCTTAAGAGACCTTCAAAGAAAGTTGGGAACAAGCGTAGAGCGTCTTTTTGTGCGCGAATGAAGGGTATGCGTAAGAGGCAGAAACCCTCCAACAATACAGGCGATGACCGTCTGTCCAAGTCCCTTAGAGCGTGGAACTGCTGATGAAATCCTACAACGAGTTTATATCCGAGTCCGTAAACATCTCGGGCGATTTTAACGGAAATCTTTATATCAACTCTCAACCAGAAGAGCCCCAACAGGTAGGAGAAACCTACACTGCCGATGTACTCTATAAAGGCGAGTTGTACAATATCGAGTTTGTTTCTGAGGGTTCTCCTACTAAAAATGAGTTAGTAGAAATGCTTCAGGGAGAATATCCTGGTGCAATGGTTCAGGGCATCTATCCTGTAGAAAAGAGCAAACTGAATATCACCAAGTCAAACAAAGTTACGATTGATGGCGAGGGTCATAAGTACGGAGC